GATCTCGTACTGGATCGTCGCCAGCCACCGGCACTTCTGCTGGGTCGCGCGTGTGTCGGGTGACTATCACCAGATGTGGGGCGGGTTCGTCGACTCGTTCTCCACCAAGCAGCAGTACCCCTACCCGCTGCTCGTGTGCGCCGACACGGTGTCGAACGGCACCGCGCCCAACTCGATGATCGAAGGCCACATGGCGCCGTGGATGAACGGCGTCGGTACCTCTGGGTTCCGCAGCCCGGAGGGTGTGTGGAAGGTCGTGAAGGGGCGCGGGGTGCAGAGCGGCAGCGGCTTCGCCTCGAGCGATCTGCAGACGAGCGCGCCGAGCGCGAGCGATTCGTGCTTCTGGCCGTGGGCTTCTCCGTCCGAGACGATTCAGGCGGTGCAGTACGGCGCGAGCGGGCGCGGCGTGGGCACGAACATCTACCTCGGCGGCGCTCTCTTCATCACTCCGATGCGAGGTGCTCCGTCCACGGAGCGTTATGCGCTGCCGTGCATGGTGATCCAGGGCGAAACAAACCGTCACCCCATCATGGGCGAAGTCGCCAGTGTGTTCTGCACGAATGGGCTCGCGCAGCCGGGCGTCCCGCTCGAGGAAATTTTCACCGTCGGCAGCGACCCGTACATCATGTTCCCCAACATCTCGCGCCAGCAGGAACAGAACTTCTGGTCGCTCAAGCTGGTCTAGGAGATCCCCATGGCCTTCACCACGATGGTCAACCCCACCTTCAGCGACTATCGCACCGCGCTTCGCAACGCGCTGACGGGTGTCGGCTTCACCGAAACGGCGCTCTCGGGCGCGGACGAGTTCGGGTACACCCTTGCTGCTACGGGGCACAACTTCGCGATCAAGATGACCGCGAACATCATTCAGGCTCTTCCGTTCAGCGGCGCGGTGGCCGGCGGGTCCGCATGGACCGCCCAGTCCGGCACGGTCACCAGCCCCACGACCGCAGGCAATCAGGTGCGGCAGAATCCGCTTGCCGCGAACATGACGAACTACTGGATCTTTTCCCGCATCGTCAGCGCGGGCACCGTCGTGTATGTTCACGCGGTGTGCGAAGTTACCCCCGGCGTCTTCTCGCACTTCATGGTCGGGGTGATGGACAAGTCGGGGGCCTACGCGGGCGGCGCATACTGTCAGGCGACGTTCGTCAGCGACACGACCACGGATCGCGCGCGTTCGGAGAACGCGATGCCTTTCCAGTGCGGTCAGGTGAGCACGCAGCGCTCCACCTACGTGTCTATGATCGGCAGCACGCTCACGTCGTCCGATGCCGGCGCGAAGTCGAACGTCGAGAATTATCTCAAGAGCGCGAACGGCGACATGCACGTCGGCTGGACGCCGATCTCGTTCGGGAACGGTGAGGACTCGATCACCATCGACCTTTTCACGATGGGCGTCAACACTCAGAACGGACTCACGCCGCTGATCCCGATCTACTCAAAGATCCCGATCGGGACGACGCACTTCAACTTCCTCGGCAGCGTACACGACGCGCGCTGGGTGAACATGCAGTATTTCGTCGGCGGCAACACCCTCACGCTCGGCAGCGACACGTGGCACCTGTTTCCGTTGTGGGTGAAAGGCACCTCCATGTTCCTGACGCCGGGTGCATCGTTCGGCGAAGACATCACCAGCACGGGCTGGTTCGGGCTGGCGTACAAGCAGATCCCCTAACATGCTGATTCAGAGCACCTTCCTTGCAGGGTTTGCGACGCCGACAGCGTTGACGGCCCTCAACATGCTTCCCGGCGCCACGACCGGCTACCTCGAGCCGACGGATCCGTTCGAGGCCGCAGCAGGCGCGGGCGCGCAGAATCCGCAGCCGCCGGTGCTGACGAGCTCGGGCGCGACGTTGATCGACACGTTCGCCGACGACTTCTACGGCCGCGTCCACCTCGTGCGCAGCCGCGTGATCGTCGGCGGTGAGACGATCGACGACCTCATGTCCGACTGGGAGCGCGTGCTCGACCTCGGGAACATCACCGAAGCGCAGACGTTCGACTTCCTCGTCACGAACTTCGTACGCACCGCGTCGCGTAACGTCACCGACCACAACATCACGAACCCGGACGGCCTGAGCATCACGCCGGCGTCGTTCCCCTACGTGTTGAATCCGTGGGACGACCAGCTTTTCACGCTGAACGTCGATCTCGACGGCCCGCCGAAGATTGACGCCCAACTGTCGTGGGTGCTCACCGGCGGCCAGACCGATCTGCTGTTCGACATCCTCGGCGACCGAACGGTGATCTTCCCGTTCCGACCGCAGGTGCCGCTCGTCGAGGAGCTCCGGTACAAGACGGACGTGCTCGTGTCGCGCAGCGGCATCGAGCAGCGAGCGTCCGCGTGGGTGACCCCGCGTGTCGTCTACGGCATGGACTACATGACCTCCGGCCCGGAGCGCACCGCGCTGATCAATCGCATGTTCGGGTGGCACGCGCTGTTCGCCGTCCCCATGTGGCACGAGGCGCAGCGAATCAACAGCGCGCTCTCGATCGGCGCCTCGAGCATCTCGATCAACTCGGCCGCAGTGGACTTCCGCGACTTCGGCGACTCGAAGCTCGGCATTCTGTGGCGTGCGTGGAACGACTTCGAGGTGATCACGATCCTGAGCCGCACCGACGCGACGCTCACGCTCGAGCGACCGCTCGAGCAGGCGCACCCGCTCGGGACGCTGATCATGCCGCTGCGTTTCGCCTACCTCTCCGACGAGATGCAGGCACCGCGGTACCGCGTCGGCCCGCAGCGGTTCCGCGCGGAGTGGCACAGCGTGGACGGGAAGCCGCAAGCCCGCCTCGCGGCCGCGACGCCGCTCGAGACGACGACCTACCAGGGTTTGACGGTCGTGCTCGGCTTCAACTACGTGACCGGCGCGCTGGCCGAAGAGTTCATCCAGGGCAAAGAGCAGGTGGACGGCGACGGCGGCGGGTTCATCATGTACGGTAACCGCTTCGCGCCCGAGAACCGCACCACGAAGACGTTCATCGTCAACACCCTCGCCGAGAAGTGGGCGCTGCACGCGCTACTGCACCGCTTCCAGGGGCGTCGCGTGTCGTTCTGGCTCCCGACCTTCGGCGCGGACCTCGAGCTCATCGACCCACTCGGCAGTGCGAGCACGGGCTTCACCGCCCGTCTCACCGACTACGCCCGGTTCGTCGACCAGCAGAGCCCGCGCCGGGACATCATCGTGTTCCGCCGCAGCACCTCGACGCCGCTGATCCGTCGGATCATCGCGAGCGCGGACGTGGGCAACAACGAAGAGGACTTCACGGTCGACTCCGCGTGGGGCGTGGACGTGCCGCTCAGCGACGTGCTGCGCGTGTCGTTCCTGCACCGCGTACGCTTCGACTCTGACGTGCTCACCATCGAGCACGAACAGTCCCAGGCCGACGCGGTGCTCGAAGTGCCGATCGTCGAGGTGATCGAATGACCTACCTAGCGCAAGAGCAGAGTCAGTCCGCCGGCGAGGTCGTCGAGCTCTACGAGTTCACGACCGCGGCCGGTCGCACGCTGCTGACCTCGGCCGACCAGCCCGTGTTCTACAACGCGGAGCGCTACGAGCCCGAGGTGCTCGGCCGATCGCAGGTGATTCAGGAGAGCCTCGAGACGAACGGGCAGACGCTCGCGCTGCGTCTTCGGCGCGACCATCCGCTGGCGATCCGGTACATCGTGACCGTCCCGGCGCTGCTCGACAACGTTCGGATCTTCCGCGGACAGGTGAACGACACGGGCGTCACCGTCGACACGGACGGCACGCTCAACCTGCCTGCGGCGGCGGTGATCACCTACTTCCGTGGCACCGTGGCGACCGTCGCGTTCGAGGGCAGCAGCGCGGAGCTCCGCGTCCGCGGCCGCAACGACGTGCTCGACCGCAACCTGCCGAAGCGCACGTACCGCAACCTCTGCAACCACGTGCTCTACGACGCCGGCTGTCAGGTGAACCCCGCGAGCTTCCAGTACACCGTGACGATCACAGCGATCAACGGGAAGGTGCTGACCGTTTCCGGGATCCCGGACATTGCGGGCCCGGTCGACGCTGCGTTCTTCGACGGTGGGATCCTGCTCCAGTCCCTCACCGGCGACGCGCGAATGATTCAGGTGCTCACGCGCACCGGCGGCGGCAACGGAACCATTCAGGTGATCATCCCCTTCGAGAGCGTGACGCTCGGCGGAACGCTCCTCCTGCGCGCGGGCTGCAATCACTCGCTCCCGACGTGCATCGCCAAGTTCGCCAACGGCCGACGGTACGGCGGCTTCCCGACCGTGCCGACCAAGAACCCCTTCATCTCGCGAATTGCCTAGCGGAGGTGCGCCACGTGCGCCGTCGACCCCCAGACTATGTGACACTGATCCTGCTTCTGCTGTCTGTCGCGCTGACTGTGATCAGCGCGATCTTGCAGCCGAAGCCGGATATCGAGGACGCGCGGCCGGCGGGGCTGGGCGACTTCAACTTCCCGACGGCCACCGAGGGCCGTGCGATTCCGATCGTATGGGGAAGCGTGAAGGTCGCGGGCCCGAACGTCGTCTGGTATGGCGACCTCCTCGTGTCACCCATCAAAGAGAAGATCGACGGCGGCATTTTCGGCGGCACGACCCGTTTCACCGTCGGATATCGCTACTACATCGGCCTCCAGCTTGCGATCTGCCACGGCGTGGTGGACGAGCTCTACCGCATCGAGATCAGCGAGCAGCAGGTATTCCCTCTCGACGCGCAGGTGCCCCTCACCGCGACCACGCAGCCGGTCCTGATCAACAAGCCGAACATCTTCGGTGGCGACAGTGAGCGCGGCGGCATCGTCGGCGAGTTCGAGTGGTACACGGGCACGACCAGCATCGCGAACGGCGACATGTCGCAGTACCTCGCCGACGTGCTAGGTGGCGGCTCGCTCGACAACATCCCGGCGTTCCTGAGCACGACGTACCTCGTGTGGCGCGGTCCGACCAGCCGCCGCATCGTCAGCCAATTTGTCTCGCCGCCGACGCAGGCGTATCCGAACGGCCAGACGATCACCGTGTCGGAGCACAACGGCTACCTCGGGACGCAGACCACGCTCGAGCCGTGGGCGTTCTACGTGCGCCGCTTCCCGAACGAGCTCTCGCTCGGCGGCGGCCAGCACCGAATCGGCGACGACGCGAACCCGATGGCCGTGCTCTACGACATCATGACGAACACGGTGTGGGGCCTCGGAATCCCGTCGGCGGACATCGACGTGTCGAACTTCCAGGCTGCGGGCGCCACGCTCGCCAGCGAGGGCAACGGCTTCAGCCTCGTGTGGACCGACCAGCGCCCGGCGCGCGACTTGATCGCAGAGATCATGCGGCAGATCCACGGCTCGCTCACGCAGTCGGCCGGCGGACTCTACCGCGTGAAGCTGATCCGCACGCCCACCGGCGGCGAGCTCAGCGCGGCCTTCGCATTCGACACGACCAACGTGCTCGAGCTCGAGGAGTTCACGCGCGGCGCGTGGAACCAGACGTTCAACCACATTCAGGTGAACTATCAGGACCGCGACGACTCGTTCAAGGATACCAGCGCCGTCGAGCAGGATCTCGCGAACTACACGCTCCAGGGCAACCGCGAGGCCATCGCCGCGCAGGACTGGCCGGGCGTGAAGAACGCCGCGGTCGCGCGCATGATCGCGAAGCGGGAGCTACTGACCCGCTCGTTCCCGCTCGCGAAAGTGAAGTTGTCGGCGAACCGCGAGTGCGCGCACTTGCTGCCGGGTGACATCGCGAAGCTGACGTGGCCCGAGCTCGGGATCACCGACATGGTGATCCGCATACTGAGCCTCGACCTCGGCGAGCTCGGCGACGGGCGCGTCGACATCACGGCCATGGAAGACGCCTTCGGCCTCGGGTACGGCGGCTTCGCGGCCCCGCCCGCGACGGGCTGGGATCCGATCGACGTGGCCGCCACGGATGCGGGCGCCATCGTGTTCCCGATGCCGGGCGTGATCGCGCAGGCGCGCGCCGAGGATCAGTTGAACGACTCGCGCATCATGGCGCTCGTCCCGCGCTCGAGTGGGCCGGCGATCGGCGTGATCCCCAACTGGAACATCGGCAACCCGGCCACGGCGTGGGCGCCCTACTCGGGCACGACGGAGCCGAGCGCCGACGCCGCGACGGGCTTCTGTCCGACGGGCCAGTTGACGGCCGCGCTGCTCGCGCGACAGGGCGGATCCCCGATCGTCGCTAGCATCACGATCGACACGGTCACGGTCGACTTCGTCGAGAAGGTGCTGAAGGACTTCATCGGGCGCACGCCCGCGGAGCTCCGCGCCGGCCGCAACCTGATCATGATCGGCGGCGTGGGCGGCACGGACAACGCGGGCTACACCGACCTCGCGCGCGTGGAGTTCCTCGCGTTCGAGACGATCACCGACAACGGCAACGGCTCTTACACGTTGAATAACGTGTACCGCGGCCTCGGCGACACGGTGCCGTGGGATCACCCGGACAACTCGCTGGTCTACTTCCTCGACGCGGATCAGGCGTATCACCTGACCGACAATCGTACCATCTATCCGGGATGGTCGGGCAGCCATCCGGCCGGCTCGAACCTGAACACCGACACGCGCATTCAGGTGCAGACGCCGTTCTCGCTGTCGAGCCCCTCGACTGCGACGCAGCGCCGCGTGATCTACCGGGCGCAGGTGGACGCCACGATCGACGCCGCGACGCGCATCTGGATGCCGCTGCCGCCGTTCGATGTCGGGTTGCTCATGGATCCGTCGCCGGCCGCGCCGCCGACC